AGAAAGTGTGTCTTTTTATATTTTAGAGTATTGTTATCTGTGCTATATTATATTGATATAAAATACAGGCTATAAAATGCCATGTTTAATAGGGTTTATTATTAAAACGGCAGAAATTCGTCAAAAATAATTAGCCGAAAATATCGGCAACCTTATCAGCTGCCTTTAATCGCATATCATCTGAAAAATGAACATATGTATTTAATACTGTTTGTATACTATCACCTAATAGGGCGGATACCGTTTTTATGTCTACGCCATTTGATAATAATTTAGTTGCGTATGTATGGCGTAGATCATGAATTGAATTATCTGGCAAGAACCTTTTCATAATTCGTGTTGCGCCCCAGCTAGCACTAACTTTATTATTGAAAAGGCGTTCAGTCGAACATGTTTCTTTGTATTCTTTCAAGATATTTGTTAATATTGGCGGAATAGGTAATTGCCTATAACTATTTTTTGATTTAAGCGGCTTTAACGCATATTTATTGTAATCAATCGCGCCGAATTGCTGCACTACATTTATAGTATTGTTATCTAAATCCACATTATCCCAAGTAAGGCCGATAATTTCGCCATATCTCATGCCGGTATAAGCAGCAATAGAAAATATAACATAGTATTTATAGTTTTTATGCTTTACTGCATTTAAAAATGTTTCTATTTCTGTATCTGATAACGCCTTTATTTTTGTAGGTTCATTATCCTTAAAACGCGGTATTGATTTCAATTCATTTGTAGGAATTATTTTATATTGGTTCACCGCGTATCTAAATAAACGCTGAATTACGCCCAAGGCAAGGTTTTTGGTGGTGATTGAGTATAAACTATCATTCAATATCCGTTTCACTTGATACGGCGTTATATTCGCAATTTTTTCGTTATGTATAGGCTTAAATATATCAAACGTACGCTTATAGGCCTGTAACGTATTGAATGTACGCGGTTTATTTTCCCTAATATAAATTTCAAAAAATTCAATAAGAGTTATATTTCTAAGACTATCATCGGTTGCGGTGATAGTCTTTTTTAGTTTATCAATGATCGTTTGAGCGTGGATTTTTGCCGCCTTTTGTGTTTCAAAACCCTGTTTCGATTTTTGGCGCCAGCGGTTGCCGTCCTTGTATGAAACGATACATTGATACCCTTTATCCTTTTTTCTTATCGTTATATTGCATTGCATCGTCTAATTCCTTTAATGAATAACTTGCTATGTAATGAGCGCCAACAGTTAAGGCGACTATTAAAAGCAATAAAATATATCGGTGTTCTTCCCAAGACATAAGGCCTAATATCATACCAATAATAAGGTACAGGATACTTTGATAAAAGGCTACGTTAATTGCATCTTTTTTACTCATGGTAAACCCCTTTATTTAACAATATATGCGCGAATGTATCCGCATCATGTTCCAGCTTTTTGCGTAAATCATTGTCTATTTCCTTAAATAAATCATAATCCTTATGAAGGAATATATGCCCTAATTGATGCGCAAGCGCCATGCGCTGCTGGCGCCTGCTTAACCGGCTATTAATAATAATAGCCTTTTTAATCTCCGGTTTAATCTGTATACCGCTAACGCAAGCCGGCAACGGCTTATATATAACCTTAATGTTTAATTTACTTGCTATGTGGCGCGGTTCATTTGAGCCGTGCGAATTAATCAAATCTAAGACAATAGAACACATATTGAACATGCTAACAATTCCCCTTGAATATTATTAATCGTCTAATACCGCTTTTAATACTTTGGATATTTTAGCTTTTTGCGATGCCGTCAATTCACGATCACCGTAATAACAAATTAAAGCATTATCCGTAATTTTCTTTAAATCAATACAATTATCTTGCTTTTTGACTTTAGGCGTTCCCTCTACGCCCTCAGTAAAATAAGAGGTTGGCACGTTGAAATAATCAGCCAAAATCTTAACTGTTTTTAAACTAGGTATAGAGTTTTGGTTTTTCCAACGTGAAATAGTACTTTGAGCAATGCCAGTTTCCTTTGAAACTTGATACATGGAAACGCCAGTTTTTCGCATTGCATCGCAGAATTTTTGGTAAAACATATTTAACCTCCGCAAACTATAAATAAATATTTATAAAATTTACGAAATGTTTATTGGACTACTTGCGAAAACGCACGTATAATAAAGCCATAAGGTAGTTGCGAAAACGCAAGCAATCTTATAAACAATCGTGTTATAGCAAGTGGTGAAAGGTGAAAGATTTATTACTTGCTATAACGCAAGTATACCATTTAAGAAGGTGGGGTGTAAATGATTAAAACAGTAACAAAAAACATTTTCCAATTAATGGATAATAAGGGCGTTACCGCCTATAAGTTATCTAAAGAAACTGGAATTAGTGAAAGCGTGATATCACGTTGGCGCAGCGGTGAACAATCGCCAAGTATTTCTAGTTTGGTAAAAGTTGCGCATTTCTTTAATTGTGGTTTATCTGAATTGATGAAAGGGGTTACTAAATGAAACTAACGTATACCGTAGATGAAACGGCCGAAGTTTTAGGCATATCTAAATCGTCGGTATACAACTTGCGAAACGCTGGCACAATTCACCAGCTAACAAAATTACCGGGCGTTTTATTCTCAGTCAAAGAAATTCAAAATATAGCCGGACTAGAAACCGAAATAAATGCGGTTAATTACCGGGCATTAAAAGCAGAAAATGAAGCATTGGCCGAAGAAAACGCAAAACTAAAAAACAGTATAAAAAAAATCACCAGCAATGTACTGGCGATTACGGGGGAATTTGTCAATGACTAGCATTATGAAAATTGCGGGTTTTGTATTGTTGTTAGGTACGCCGGGATCATTAGAGATTGACGTATTAACATTTTATGAAGCAATGTTACAAGGCCTATTAGGCATTACGCTGCTATATAGTGGCATCTATATTGATAAATTAAAAAAGGCCCAATAGTAACGGCAATTACTAAAGGGCAGATGCGAAAAGTGAGTTATTAAAGCATCTTAACCGCATAATATCATATGCGCGTTAAGGTGGCAAGGTGTAAAAAATGGACTTTGACTGGCAATTAAATAAAAAACAAATAGCCGAAGTTTCGGCAATGTTCACAGAACTATGTGAAAAAATAGCAGATAAAGAAATTTCTATCGGTTTTAGCGTTAGAAAAATCGATGAAAAAGGTGAAGAAACGCTTTTTACTTATGATGTATACGCAATATATGAAGGCAAAATAATTTATATAACTATGGGAGAACATCGTTCTTTAACGGGTTCAACTATAACGAATAATGACATAGCGGAAATTATTGCGTTCTTGAAAGGGAATAAATAAAAATGAGTAGCATTTATACATTAAACAAAGATTATGCGGAACTATCCGCAATGCTTGAAGCAGCCGAAACGCCGGAAGAAATCGAAGCAATCCAAAACACATTGGAAATGCTTGATTTATCCATTGAGGAAAAAATCGAAAACACGGCTAAATACATGGTTAATGTTGAAGCCGATATTCAAGGTATTAAGGCAGAAATTGATAGATTGAACAAAGTAAAAAAATCAAAAGAAAGCACTATTGAAACCTTAAAAAACAATATCGAATATTCTATGAAACAAAAAGGCATTGAAAAATTAGAAGTTGGCACCTTTAAAGCTGGTTATAGAAAATCAGAAAGTGTTGAAATTATCAACCTTGATGTAATTCCAGCGGACTTTACAAAGGTTGAAATTAAAGCCGATAAAACTGCCATTAAAAAAGCGATTAAAGCTGGTGAAGTGGTGGAAGGTGCAGAAGTTAGAACAAACATGAATTTCTATATTAAATAGGCGGTGAAACATGGAATTTAGAACACTAAAAGCGAATGAAATAGATTGCCGTATTCAATCACTAAACGAAAAGAATGGAAACGTAGGCGCAGTAGTGCTGCTATATAAAGATGCACGCGTTGACATGCGGCTGCTTGATGAAGTTGTAGGCGCATTAAATTGGAAACGTGAGCATACGATCATTGGCGATAGATTATACTGCACAGTTTCAATCTTTAACGAACATACTGGCGAATGGGTTGGTAAGTCCGATGTAGGTACTGAAAGCAATACCGAAAAGGAAAAAGGCCAAGCATCTGACAGTTTCAAGCGTGCATGCTTTAACTGGGGAATTGGTAGGGAATTATACTCCGCACCTTTTACTTATATCAATTTGCAAAAAAACGAATGGTATCCGGGGAAAGACGGAAAACCTAAATCAAACGCAAGATTTACAGTTAAAGAAATTGAATATGACGAAAATCGAAATATTAGTAAGTTAATCATTATTGATAACAAAGGAAGCGTGCGTTTTACAATGGGCGGCAATGCAGCACCAGCGCCAGCGACTAAACCAAAAGAAAAACACGTTGCCGGATATGATGAATTCTGTAAACTTGCAAAAGATAATAACGTACCGCCGGCAGAAATCACAAAATATATTGCGACGGAATTTAAAAAGCCAAAACTTGCATTGTTAGATGCATTTGAAATGGTAGCGGCCCTTGAGTGGTTGAAAAAATACGGGGAAGAAGAAAACAAAGGTTTTACCATATATGACAATTACGAACAAGCATTGATACATGAAGATGCTGGAGACCGTGTTTAATGAAATGGATAACAAAGGGTATCAACTTAATCAAGTCGATTGGCTGGAATATTTTGATACCAGCGCCGAAAGATGAAGCGTTAAATAAGTTAGATCCGGAAGCGGAATATATTATTGAAATCAAAAAGAAGGTAAAACGCCGTTCATTAAACGCCAACGCTTATGCATGGGTATTATGTGAAAAGATAGCAAGGGAACTTTCAAAAAACGCCTACATTTCAAAAAATGACGTGTATAAGCGTGTTATTCAAGAAGCTGGTACATTTACATATCTACCAATTAAAAACGATGCTACAGGGCGATTTATTGAAATTTGGCACGGCCACGGGTTAGGCTGGTACGCCGAAGAAGCCGGCCCAGCTAAAACGGAAGGTTATACAATCGTTCGCGCATATCATGGTAGCAGCGTTTATACGGTAGACGAAATGCGGCGCTTGATTGATGCATTAATTGAAGAGTGCAACCAACTAAACATACCGATTGAAAACAATGATTACATTAATTCGTTAATACAGGAATGGAGAAATGAACAAACGGAAGAAACAAGATAACGTGTTGTACGCTCGCACCAGAAAATGGGCGTATGAACGCGATGAGGGTTTATGCGTGCTATGTGGCGCAATGGCAACGGAAGTACATCTTATAGAGTTTAGATCACACGGCGGCTTATCAAATCTTAATAATCTGGCTTGCTTATGCCGTGATTGCCATACAAAAGCGCATGGCGTAGATGCTAAACGAATTAGGGAAATCTTAAAAGAACGAAATGAGGTGGTTGTGTGGCAGAAAGACGAATGATGTCAAAATCAATTATCAAGTCTGATACATTCCTAGATATGCCGGCAACTACACAAAACCTATACTTTCATATGCTGCTTGATGCGGACGATGACGGCTTTATCAACGCCCCAAAATCAATTATGCGAATGATTGGCGCTAAAGATGATGATATGAAAGTACTTGCTGCAAAACAGTTTGTTATACCGTTTGAAAGTGGTGTTGTAGTTATCAAAGATTGGAAAATTCATAACTACATTCAGAACGATAGATACAAGCCAAGCACATTGCCAGAACGTGATTTACTCAATATTCAGAAGGATAAAACGTACACGTTAAAAAGCGATGTATCCAGAATGGATACAGAATGTATACAAACTGTATCCATAGGTAAGGATAGGTTAGGTAAGGTTAGGTTAGGAAAGGATAGGATAGGTAAGGATAGGGTAGGTAAGGTTAGTATAGATACATTATGTCATGTTTCACATGACGATGTGGATAAATCTCACTATGAAATTATCGAATATCTTAATTTAAAAACCGGTTCTAAATTTAAGCCAACAACTAAACCATATGTACAGGCGATTAGATCACGCTTGAAAGAAGGTTATACGGTTGATGATTTTAAAACCGTGATTGATAAAAAATGCCGTGAGTGGAAAGGTACGAAGTTAGAAAAGTACTTAACGCCTAAAACGTTATTCGCGCCTAGCCATTTCGATACATATCTAAATTCAAACGAAATGGCAGCCATGACGGATACAGAAAAGAAGGTTGCAGAATTAAACGCGCTTATTGATGCGGTAGAAAGGGGAACAGATGAAACCGGAAACGTTGAAAGCTACGGGCCAACTATTGATATATGACAAATTCGATAGTGCAAAGGTTAAAATGTACGCCTACATGCTGGAAGATATTAACCCGGTAACATTGGCCGAAGCTATCAAGCAATGTATTAATACATGCGAATTCGTTCCAGCCGTTGCAACCATTCGCAAGAAAGCGGCGGAAATTTCCGGATATGTAAACGGAAAGCAAGAACGATTAATAGCGCAAGATGCATGGGAAGTAGTCAGAAAGAAAGCAAGTAGCGTAGGTTATGAAAAAGGCCTTAATGAGTTGGAAGGTATAACAAGGCTTGCTGCTAAAACTGTATGGCGTTTCTTTGACCCAAGAAATTGCCAAAGCTACAACGAAAGCGCAGCAATGAGCCAGTTTTGTAAAGCGTATGAACAACTGGCAGCACGTGAACAAAAGAACATGGAAATTGCGGAAAGCATCAAAAGTAACGGCCTATTAATGGAAGCGCGAAGACGTGCAGAACTTAACATGCCACGAAATACAGAAATTAAGATGCTAGATAACGGCCATTTGGTTGAGGTTGAAAAATACGAAGCCGTAGACCTTAAAAGCATTGTTAAAAATGCAGATATATCCGAAGAGGGCAAAAAGTTGATTATGGGGGTGTTGGAATGAACAAGAAATATAATTTATTCCCAAAATTAATCGAATGTAGGGAATTGTTAGGGTATACACAACCAGACATGGCAACTATTGCCGGTGTATCACCGGAAACATACAAGAAACACGAACGCGGGTTATTTGATTTTAGATTAACGGAAATGCTGGCAATTCAAGAAAATATAAATGGTGAATTACAAACAAATTTAACGCTTGATGAATTGTTTAGAATGGAAAAAATCGTTTAAATGCGTTGTATGGAATTTTTAAGCCGTCAATGATAAATCATAAGGGCGAAATACTGGAAGGGGTAAATTGAGCAAATTTACCCTATAGAATTAGAAAATAGAAAGGGAATTATATGAATAGTGTTCAATTATTGGGAAATCTTGCGCGTGATCCGGAAGTACGTTATACGCAAACAGGCCGAGCGGTGGCAACGTTCACAGTAGCGGCCAGCAATACATATATTGATAGTGCTACAAATGAAACGAAAGAACAAACGGCGTTTGTGAATTGCGTTGCATGGGGCAAGTTGTGTGAAGCAGTAGGCAACTACAGAAAAGGAAACCGCCTATTTGTAGAGGGCAGAATTCAAACAAGAAGTTATGAAACGCAAGACGGCCAAAAGAAATATGTTACGGAAGTTATTGCAAGTTTCGTAGGCGTATCCGCTTTAAATGATGTGGAAACTGGCAGCAATTTCGATAATTTTGCAGATGATAAGAACGATGAAAACGTTCCGTTTTAAGGTTCGATATGAAAATACTAGATGCGTGTTGTGGTTCTAAAATGTTTTGGTTTGATAGAGAACATAAAGAAACGGTTTACATGGATAACCGAACGGAAAACACAACTCTATGCGACGGTAGGAAGTTAATCGTAAAACCGGATATAGTTGCAGATTTTAGAGAAATACCATTTGAAAACGAAACATTTTATTTAGTGGTGTTTGATCCGCCGCATCTGGTAAGTGCTGGTGATACGTCATTTCTAAAACTGAAATACGGAAAACTAGGGCCGGACTGGAAAGAGGATATAAAACAGGGCCTTGCAGAATGTTGGCGGGTACTTAAACAAAATGGAACGTTAATTTTTAAGTGGAATGAAGAACAAATTACCTTGTCAAAGGTACGCCCGTTATTGCCGATTGAACCGATTTTAGGGCAACGGCGCGGAAAAACAATTTGGTTAGTGTTTTTTAAAGGTGAATAAAAATGAAATCACCATGTAAGGGTTGTGAGTATAGGGTGATAGGCTGCCATAGCACATGCGCAGCCTATGCAAAATACAGTAGCAATCGAAAAGAAGAAATAGAAACCCGTTTTATCCGGGGTGATGTGTACGGGTATGTAAAGGATAGCAATAACCGCATCAAGCGGCGTATAGGTAAATGTTAGGAAGGTAAAACATGAAATTAATACAAATGAAGCGCAAGCAACAATATATAAAAGCATATTGCCTTATGTATCCGTGGTATGACTGGGAAGAATATTGCGATTTTGTTTATCTAACATGGCAAGCATCACCGGGGCGACGGCCTAAACCAGTAAAACGGAAACACGGGCGGCATTGCTTGAAGTGGTTGCGTGAAATTGATGCTATAAGTATGAATGATTTAACCACAATTAATAGAGTGATAATGGGTGATATGTTATGAATGCGGACTATATAGGGAATTGGCTTGTGCTGGGTGCTTGCATATACGGCGGAAAAACCGCCGATGCAGCGCTACAAATATTAGGGTTAAGAAGAGGGAGAAAAGAAAGACGAAATGATATTGATACAAGCACGCTAATTGGTTTAAGAGAAAAAGGGTTGACGTTGAGAGAGATTGCGGAAGAGTGCGGCGCATCGTTTTGTTTTGTACGAAAACGTTTGTTAGTGGCTGGTGTTGAATTGAGCAGAATACAAAGGGAGAAGTAGTATGAGTGTAAAGGTAGACATGGGGAACGGTAGAGTTTTTACATGTGAGCAACTAGCCAGCGCATTAACGCTGGTTATTGAAAACATGATTTTAAAACCAAAGGTAACGCAAGATAGATTTTTAATTACGCTTGAATACAAATATCATAAGGACGGCAAAACGAAACGATTGCGGCAAGCACTTTCCAAAATGGTAATGGAAGTATTTAACGGAACGGTTGAAGCGTACATTTATAACGTACGCCAACAACTCAAGGAAATTATTGTAAAAGGGGAATTATACGATGAAGAATGAGCAAAAATGGTTATTACAAGAAATATATAACGAAGGCTATCGAGATATTAAGATTGAGGGCGTTTATGCGTTTTTCGTAAATCCTACATTTATTGAAAACGGTGGTAATTTCAAGATACGCGATCATACCCCAAGAATTCCATGCAAGATGGTGGGGTTAAATCCTAATACCCGTAAATATTCTATTGCATCGTTGCTGGGTATTGTGGAATGGGAAAATGTTCCAGTTGATACGCCAGTAATTATTAATGCGGGGTTTGGTGATCGGAATTTATATTTTGCTGGCTCTACCGAAGATGGGCGTATATGTTGTTTTCCGTGTGGTTCTACGTCATGGAGTTGTAGTTCTGGGGCGGAAATGTGGATATATGAAAAAAATCAAGTGAGGTTAGCAGAAAATGGGCGTGATTGACATAGTACTCAAAGGTCGCCCGATAACCAAAAAGAACCACGGGCAAATTGTGAAACGCGGTAATAAGTTAGGTTACATTCAATCAGAAGCGTATAGAACTTATGAAGATGCTTGCTTATGGCAATTAGCCAGCAAGAAATTGCATATATCTGGCATCGTGGTTGTTGAATGTAAATACTATTTACCGAATAAAAGAAGCTGGCCGGACTTAATCGGGTTACTGCAAGCAACGAGCGATATATTAACCAAAGCCGGCGTTATAGACGATGACAAGTGGATATGTTCATATGGTAATAGCTGCATAGCCGGTATTGATAAAGATAACCCAAGGGCAGAAATTCGCATTATGGATAGAAAAAATAAAGTGTTGGAAGCGTTATTGAAATGAGGGGCAATAAATGGAACTACTAAACAGGATTAAACGCATATTTGGATATAAACGATATAATGCGGACGTTATCAAAGTTAAGCGATGTATGCCGGGTGTATTATTGCCAAAAGTTGGCAGCGAAGATGCTGCCGGCATGGATTTTTATCAACCGGAAAGCGTAGTTATAGAACCGCATCAAACGCAATATGTAACGCTGGGCTTAGCGGTGGAAATTCCAAAGGGGTATATGTTGATGCTGGCGCCACGATCTAGCATGAGCAAAACGCCGTTAATTATTCCGAATTCATTCGGGGTGATTGATGCGGACTATAGAGGAGAAATTAAAGCAATTCTACATAATACCAGTGATACGCCGTATTTAATTCAAAAGGGTAATAGATTAGTACAGGGTATTATGGTACCAGTTGGCGCGTTAAAGTTGTTAGAGGTTACACAATTAACCGAAACGGCGCGCGGTGCTGGTGGTATTGGAAGCACGGGAAAATAGCCATGATTAAATTATTGTTTGATGCTGCATTGTTATTTTCGCTAGTGATAGCATTAATCAATTTAGTATCAATATTTACTATGTAGTGGATAAGGGGCAATATAAACGCCCCTTTGATACAAATAGGCGAAAGGGGAAATGTGTAATGCCTATTATTGATCCGATGTATTTGTACTTGATTGAGGTACTACATAATATAGATGCTTTAAACCAAGCTGTATTTATGATTTTGACTTGCGCCGCCGCTGGTGTAACGGCAGTATGTATTATAGATGATAACGTACGAAGTTTATTACAACCGCACAAAAATAAAATTATTGCCTTGTATATTGCGTTTATAATTAGCGCATTAATAGCGGTGTTAGTACCTACCAAAGATGCTATGTATAAAATGCTACTGGCGCATTATGTAACAACTGATAATATCCAATTAGTGAACGAAGCAGTTAAAGCCAATTTACAAGACTATCTAAACATGTTAGGGGAAACAGTTAAGAGTACGCGATAATGAACCATACGGGGGAATAAATGACGGATAAAGAATATAGAGAAATCGGCAAGGAATTCCTAGAACCGATTAAATTAATATCAATGAAAATCAAATCATTGAAAGAAGATCTAAAGCATTTGCAATCCGATATAACAACGATTGGGGCAGTTGATTATAGCAAGGAACGTTTAAGCGGTGGCGGAACGCCGGGCGGGTTAGACCGTCAAATAGTACGCCTTGAAAGTAAACGCGATGCGGTACATAAAGAAATAGGCGCATTAATTGATGAACGCGAAACGGCGGCGGAAATCATCAATCAATGCACCACAGGGAAAACGAATATATTATTAATGCGTGAGTATATAGACGGTGAAAGCGCGAAATATGCGAAGAGTTTCACCGATTTAGGAAAAACGCAAGCAGCCGAATTAAAAACGCTGGGCCTTATTAATGTAGGTAAATTTTTACACAATACGTATTATCCTAGCATGTATACTGCTAAGGCGGTAAAAGTCGAACTATATCGAACTACATCGGAATAATACGGAAAAGCGATATATAGTATAATTATATTGTCAAATGATGCTTAAAAGGTCATTGGCGTAATTCTCCTATATAGCACAATGTACAGGGGAACTTTTGGCCGTTCCCCTATTGTGTATTGTAAACCGATACCGATAAAATAGAATTCCTTTCAAACATACACAATGCCATTGAGAACAATCCTATCAAATATAAATATGTACTTCCAAGCACAACAACAATAAGCATAGTAAACCTAATTTCATGTGATCCATATCGGTATTGGTTTAGAGTACACATATAAGCATTGAAAACTGGGGCCATTCGGTTTCCTAGGAACTAGGCCGTGGGCCTACGTCGTTAAGCGTGCGGCGGTATGGCTCCGGTTTTGAGTGTTTAATACACGATAAATGAATAAAGCTATCAGAATATGAGGTATATCCACGGCGATATATCTCATTTTTTGTATAAAAGTAACATTTGATTATTGAAAACTGAACATAATGCACATTTTTTTTATTTTAAGAGATATCACCTTTATAGTTTCTAATGTCTTTTAGTGCGGCGTGTTCGGTTTTGAGTAATTAAAAAAGCCGCCCTATAAAGGCGGCCTTTATTGTTTGTATATTTTGTGAAGGTGGTGAAAAGCTAGTGAATATCATATGTAAAAAATCAAAATGTCTTAAGAATAAGAATGGCCGATGCACGGCCAGCGAAATATATTATGACGGATTATGCCAAACATATTGCACTAGCCAACACGCCAGCAAGCAACACGCGGGAATATGCCAACGATCACATGGCAGAATGAAAAGCAAAGATAACAACATACTACGATAGGGGGTGAAACAATGGCAGATAGAAAAACATATACAAAAACAACCTACACAGATTGGGAAGCAGAAGAAAAGATATTGCTTATTGAAGGTTGGGCGCGTAATGGCTTAACAAATGAACAGATAGCCGAAAATATGCAGATATCAGTTGTTACCCTTTGGGAATGGCGTAAGAAATCAACTAAAATTTCTAATGCCCTAAAAATAGGGAAAGAAGAAGCGGATTTGAATGTTGAAAATGCACTTTATAAAGAAGCGTTAAAGGGAAACACTACCGCAATTATATTCTGGCTTAAAAATCGCAAATCTAAAGAATGGCGCGATAAGATACAACAAGAAATCACAACAGAAAGCGCCGTTAAGTTGGTTATTGATAATAATGAATTGAGTAGTGATACAGATGAGTAAAACAAATCTGTTTCGCGATGTAATACGGCCAACGCCTAAGCAAAAAGAATTCTTGCGGGCAGTAAAGCACAATATATACACGCTATATGGTGGCGCTGCTGGTGGTGGTAAATCGTATATACTCCGCTGGGGTTTGATATGGCTTTTAATTGACTGGTTTATTCAAACAGGAATTAAAGGCATACGCGTTGGATTATTCTGTGAGGATTATCCAAGTTTAGATGATCGTCAAATATCTAAAATCAAAATGGAGTTTCCCGAATGGCTAGGAACCTATAAAGAAAGTAACCATGAATTCACATTGAACGATGAATTAGGCGGCGGAGTGATATGTTTCCGTAATCTGGATAAGCCAAGCAAATACCTTTCTAGTGAATTCGCTGCTATTGCTATTGATGAATTGACTTTGAATAGTCGCGATGTGTTCGATTTCTTGCGCATGCGGCTCCGCTGGACTGGTATAAGTGATACTAAATTAATCGCAGCGACTAACCCGGGTGGTAAAGGCCATATGTGGGTTAAAGATTTATTCATAGATAGAAACTTTACAAAAGAGATGCAACCATTCGCCGATAAAATTGCATACGTGCAAGCAAGGGCAAGCGATAACCCGCATCTATCACAAAGTTATATAGATGCACTTAACACGTTACCGGAAAAGCTACGTAAAGCGTATTTAGAAGGCGACTGGAATATATTTGAGGGTCAAGTATTTACAGAATTTAGAACAGATAAGCACGTTATAGAACCGTTTGAAATACCGCATCATTGGCAACGGTATCGGTCAATGGACTGGGGTTATACGAAACCATATGCAGTATATTCCTACGCGGTTGATTATGACGACGTTTTATATATTACTGGTGAATATTACGGGTGTAAGCCGGGCATGCCGGATACAGGAACGCAAGAAACGGCGCGGGAAGTTGCACAAAAGATAGAACACATGAAAGATTATCAAGGCGTAGCAGACCCCGCAATATGGCAGCGAACAGGGCATGACGGGCCAACGATTGCGGAAATATTCGCAACTGAGGGCGTGTATTGGGTACGTGCTGATAATGATAGATTGGCCGGACTTATGCAAGTGCATCAACGGTTAAAAGAAGGTAAGTTAAAGATATTTAGTAATTGCGTTCATCTAATACGCACCTTGCCAGCTTTGACGTACGATAAAATCAAGGTCGAAGATGTGGATACAAAACAAGAAGATCATGCGTATGATGCGGTGCGTTATATGTGCATGGCGCGGCCTGTAAAATCAGTTAAACCAGATAAGCCATTTAATGACGGTTATAAATATGTTGATGATAGCGAAGGAGATATAAGCGCATGGGGCGTATGAGTGAAAGGGCGTTACGTGATTACGCCTATAAGGTTCTTAAATCGGAATATGGCGAACGTGAAGAAAAGGGCGTTATTATTCCGGCTAAATATACAGATGCACAACTAGCGGAATTCGCAAAAGCAATGCCGCAATGGCAATTAGAACAGATGTACGATATGATTTATGGTTCTGAAATGGTGGAGTAATGGATATAGAACAAACAACCTTTGATATATACGAAGCAAAACAAAATGTAAAAAGTGCATTGGCCGCCACTTCAGAATGGCGCAAGGCTGCTGCCGAAGATTTTGCATTTATGCAAGGAAAGCAATGGCAAGACGGCGATTTAAAGAACATGCGCGAAGCTGGACGGCCAGCAATTACGATTAATAGAATTAGACCGGTTATTAATCTGTTATGCGGTTATGCATCACAGAATGAAACGGAACCGGACTTTTTACCACGTTCCGAAGAAGATGATAGAATAAGCCGCGTTGCTAAAGGTATTACAAAATACTGTTTAGACCGTGCGAATTATCAACGTAATAAAGGCAAATGTTTCCGCGATAAGATTATTTGCGGTTTAGCCAATTACTGGGTTAGCTATGAATTCGACTATACGAAGTTAGACGGCACTATTCAAATTGAACGTGTTTCTCCGTTTGATGCTTTCATTGATCCAGAATGTAAGAAAGACGATTTAAGTGATGCCCAATACGTAGGGCGTTATAGCTGGGAAAGTACTGCCAAGTTAAAGCAGATTTATCCGGAAAAGGTTGACGAAATCAACGCATTAAAAAGCCGATACGACGAAACCGAACAGGAAGCCGGTATTATTGAAACAGTAGACGGCGAAGCGTTATGGTATAGCAGCAATTACAATAAAATCCGTGTAGTGCAGTATTGGTATAAGGAATACAGTAAAAAGAACGTATACATGACAAAAGAGGGGTTAATTGATGAAACTAACCCGTTATTTGTTGTATTAATGGCTACAGGGAAGAAACCTACTAGCATACCAGATACTAAAATTAGATATGCAACGTTCGCCGATAGTGTTCTATTGGAAGAGGGCGAAAGTCCTTATAAGCACGGTAAATTCCCGTTAGTGCGTGAATATTGTTACTATACCGGCGAATTGGTAGATGATGAACTAGAACCGGCTGGCGTAGTGCGTGATATTAAGGACGCGCAACGTGAATTAAACAAAAACAGAAGTCAACGCATGCACATTGTAAACCAACAATCATTAGGCGTTAAATTCTGGCAAGGTCAATTCACGGAACAATTAAAGAAAACTATCAAGAATGATAGTACAAAACCGGGCGCCAATATATTCCTACCGCCGGGCGTTTCCTTTGTAGACGGTACGCCGGTAATGGATAGCAATATTAATATGAGCCTTGAACAACAATCAAGTAATGATTTTTATGCTATTTCTGGCATTACTCCGGAAAGCCTTTCCGGTAGCGTAGGGGCCATGAGTGGCAAGGCTATTGATTTACGTCAATCTGTAACAACCGTTCAAACGGCTGGTATCTTTGAGCAATCAAAAGAAGCAGAACGCCAAATTGTCAAATTGCTATGGGGTGAAAAGAACGCACCGGGTTTAATTCCTCAATTCTACAACGAAGCCAAAGCAATGCGAATTATGGGCGACGACGGGCAAAAGGAATTTGTACAGATTGCACCGGGTTTAAATCAACCTATGCAAGAACAGATTTTAACCGATGCACTAGGGCAGCCACAACGTGATGCGGAAGGCAATCCAATCAAACAAGTACTATATGATCTATCCGCCTTTGATTTTGATATTGTAATCACTACAAGCCAAGCAAGTGCAACGGCAAGACGTGCTAACCTATATCAATTATTGGAAGCTAAGAAATCCGGCGTTGATATTCCTATGGATATTATCCTTGATTTTATGGATTTCCCAGAAAAAGAAACGGTTAAGAAACGCATGCAAGAAGCAGCGGAGAAACCAGCACTACCAGAATTACGTGTTAGTGGCAGCTTAGACGATATGCCAGCGGAAGCATTGAGCATGTACTTACAAACGCTAGGTGTACAGATTTCACCGCAGCAAATCATGGCGGAACGGTTAGCCTTGAAAGGTAAACAACAAAACATTCAAAATGCACCGCCAATTTCACCGCCTATGAACGATTTAGGCACTATGTAATATAAACTATCAACACAATAATAAACGCTCCGTAATGGGGCGTTTTTATACATTTCGCCCTAAGTAACGGCGTTAAAAGGCTTGCTTATACATTATCGCCCGGCAACGGCGTTAAACTGCCATATTTCTTTATTCGTCCGGCAATGACGTTAAAAGGCTAAGGAGTATTAGATATGGAAAAAGATTTAGTTAATATCGAAGATGCTGGTTTCACTCCGGAAGATTTAGAAAACGCGGGCGTGAACGTTGAAGATAATACCGAAGAAACGGATACACCAGAAGCGGCAACAGATGAACCCTCTACAGATGATGCGGCCGAAAGTGATGCGAATGATGCGGAAGTAGATGCAGCGGCGCCGAACACTAACGAAGAAGAACCGGAACACGAAGAAAACCATACAAACGATAACAATCTAAAAGCGGCACTTGCACAGGAACGCGCAAGACGTAAAGCGGCCGAAGAACGCGCAAGACAATTTGAAGCGCAACAAAGACCAATTACATTGCCAGATAGTGAAGTATCTGATATTCGTGACTTTGTACGCCGTGAAGCATTAAAACGCTTTAATTTAACGGCGGAAGATTTAGAAAGTCTTATGTTTGAAGATGTAAACAAATACAACGATTTCATTCGGTTTGAAGCTAACGCAGAATACACGATCACAAATCAACAGTTAGCAGTACACCAACAAAGACAAACAAATCTAAATTTCGTAAATGAAATTAAATCATTACCAAATTTCGGGGAACTATATCAACGCGGATTAGAAAAACTGAACGGCATGACAATGCGCGATGCACAACCAATAAACGATGCGTTCTATCGCGTGGATATTGGAGAAGGTACCGAAGCCGATTTTGAAACAATTAGAAAATTTGTTAATGAACTGCAAAATGAACGGGCAACGAATACCGACGTTACAAACAACCCGTTACATGTGGCCGCAACGTTGCCAAAAGCTGGCGCGTTAAACGGTGGCGTTCCTACACCTAACAAGGTAAGCGAAGAAGATATTTTGAAAGCGTATCAAACAGGCAACCTTGATGCATTGCCGGACGATATACGCAAATATTTTGACGAATTATAAGAGGTAAAATATGGCAGACCAAAGAAACCAAGTTAATATCCCAGCGAATTTAGTACCTAAAGTATGGGCTAAAAAAGTATGGCATGAAGGCGTAAAAGATAGCTATTTCGATAAGTTTACTGCAATGGACGGTTCCAACGTAGTACACCAAAACAAAGACTTAACAAATGTTAAAGGTGATAGCGTTGTATTCGGTTTGATGATGAATTTAAACGGGCCGGGCGTTGAAGGCAACCAAAAATTATCTGGCGCCGAAGATACATTGAACATTTACGATTTTACTGTACAAACTAAATTAATCCGTAATGCGGTATCCCGTTTTGAAGCGGACGACCAAAAAACACAATATGATATGTTGAAAGAAATTAAAGGCGCATTGAAACAATGGCTTGCTGATTGGTTGGATAACAAATTGATGAGTGAATTATGTTCAACTCCTTCCTCTTCTAAAGAAGCGGTAGCCGCAAGTGCTGCCGGTACATATGCCAGCATTACGGCAAATGATAAATTAACAACAACTATTATTTCCCGTGCTAAACGTAAAGCGATGATGCACGCGCCAAAAGTGCAACCGATTAAGATTGACGGCATGGATAAATACATTATGCTTATTTCTCCATGGGCGGCTCGTGATTTGAAAGATGATCCAAACTGGTTGGCAGCACAACAAAACGCAAATATTCGTGGTTCTAAAAACCCTATCTTTACAGGCGCGTTAGGCGAATACGACGGCGTTATTCTTTATGAATATGAACGCGTATTATGCGATAACACAGGCGCATCTAGTGCGAATGTATGCCATAACTTGTTATTGGGTAGACAAGCGGCATGTTTCGCAGTAGCAAGACCAGCTAAACACATTGAACAAACAGACGATTACGGCAACATCGCTGGTAATGGTATCGCGTTCTATGGCGAAGTTAAAAAAACAAAATTCAATAATAAAGACTACGGCTCTATTCAAGTATTAACTGGTGGCGTTGTAGAACAATAATTTTTGAATTATGGGCGGGGTAATACCCGCCTTTATTCTTATATGGGGTGAATATGAACGTAAAACAAGTTATCTATAGGGCGTTCATGCAAATAGGCGATACATCGCAAGAAACGTATACACCATATCAATTATTGGAGTATTACAACGAAGGCAACCACCTATTAAATGCCCTTATCGGTCAGTACTGCCCTAGTTTGGCACAGGCAACGCACGAAGATAACGGCACCGGACGGATTACGCTACCCGGTCAATGTATCAGCGTGTTAAATGTCAAAGCCGATGATGCGGACGTACAGGCCTATCATGTATTGAATTTACAAACGATAGTATTTGATGCGGATCATGAGCAGAAAATAACCGTTGATTATATAAAGACTGCTGGGTATAAAAAGCTAGATGATGAAAGCGGACTACCGTCGGAATTAGAAACGTTATTAGTTGATTACATCGTATATAGGATTATGAACCTTGATATTTCCAGCATAACGGCGAATATGGTTAATTCGTTGCAATCAATCAATGAAGGTTTGGGGAATAATGAAAGCGTAATTGCGGAAGGGTATTGGAGTTATGGTTGTAAGCGAATTGATTACTCTAGTTAATGTAGAGTCAAACGAAATACTAGATGAACAGTTGGAATATATCCAGTACATCAACGCAGCTATTGACTGGCTAACTACTATTCTAGTTAGCATTAAGGATAGGGAAGTAGTTAAGAATACAGATATACCTAACCTAAAAGGCGTACCGTCCGACTTTATGGGGTTCGTTCCTAAGAGTGGTTATCCTATCCGCATCATAAATGGAACCTTTGAAACCTATGACGGGGAAACGGTTAAAGAAGTATTTTATAGCGTTCGTAAAAATCACGTCGACGATTTAGACGACACTATTCCGTTTTCTGAATTCTTTCATCAATATTTAGTGCAGCTTATATCTTTCATGGTTAAAAAGAAATCGCTTATGACTGATTATGCTGCTTATGATAAACAATTCATTGACTACATAACGGAACAGATTAAGGCGGCAAGAGGTATAGCATAATGGGCGTTAAACAGGTGGCAACTACGAACGGGTTCCGGCTGGGCCTTGATTGGAGCAACCCGCCGGAGAATATCGACGTGCAAGCGCTAACACAGGCGCAACAATGCGAATTCGATAGAACAGACAACGCACTCCGTACCGTTCCGGGTATTCGTGTATTGTATGATTTTGGATTACCAATAGAAACGCTATATCATGATGTGTACCGTAATAAGTGGTACTTTTCTAGTGGCCGAAATTTGTATGAAACCGATTTTAGCGGTAATACACTATTAGGCACATTAAATGGTACCGAACGGCCGAGATATCATGCGTTTGGTGGTGATATTCTCATCGCCAGCGGCGATAAATTGCAAGCCATTTCCGGTGCTGGTAAGTTATCCACTATTGAAAGTCCGGCATGTGATATAGTATCAAGTCATTCCGGGCGCGTACTGATTGCATCGACTAATTCGCATAGGTTGAATTGGTCGGCAGTTGGCGACTACAACGCATGGAACTATAACAGCAACGATGCATCTAGTGCGCAATATGTAGACGTTGGGTATAAAGACCAAGGAAGCATCATTGCGATTGATTTCTTATCACGTGCAATTATCGTATACAAAGAATACGGGCGCGTGTATCAAGTAATTGGTACACCAGATGCACAGAATTTAACCGTATATCCTTTATCCTCTACCGGTTATTGTAGTGGTGCAACGGTAAGCGTTGATGATCGTAGTTATTATTTAGGCAATCAAGGTTTCATGTCTTTTATGCCTACTAATACATACGCAGAAATACAACCGTTTGAAACTGGACTGAACATTAATTCATACCTATTAAAGTACATTACAAAAGATTGCGATGTATGGCATATATCCAGCCGTAAGCAAATTTGGATAAAGCCATATAACGGCGATACGGTATTTATATATCACTACTTGCCACGTTATGAGGACGGGCGCGGAGTTTTCACATCAAGAAAATTCACGCATAACATCAATGATGCGGTGAATGTGGATAAAGAAGTATACATGGCATACGGCAATAAGATTGGTATTCTTGACGAAACCATAGATACAGACGATACGAAACAAATCCAAACATCAATTATCAGCGGCAACAGATTGGCAACACGTCAATTTGTGTTGATTATGAACTATAATTTCGTAACACATAATCTTATTCCCGGTTATGGCACGATCGGCATATCGAATAAGAAGCCTAAGCCAATTAACTTTTCAAGCAAAGCAACAAAGACCTACTATGCGAATGAAAAGCTATACGAAGCCAAAACATTAATGAATATTAATGAATATACGAAGGCGTATAAGATTGGCGGCGGTGCAAATCGTAATGTACAATTTAAAATCAATGTTCAAAAGGGCGCTATTTCGTTACGCCAATTAGATTATACATATGAGGAAGTTTAATATATGGCATATAAAGAAAAATACCCTTTGGATATAACGCCACAGGGCGATACTGTACAAGACAGTATTAAGAAAAACCGCGATGAATTATTGAACGTTGCGCAACAAATAGAACTCAAAGCCGGCGGCGGTGGTGGTACTGGCGGCGGTGGTGGTACTGGCGGCCTACGTAATAGGGTATTGAGTGGTAAAGTGAGCAATGGTGAATTCTCATTCTTAACCGGCGATAACCTAAGCGTAATGATTGACGGCAGTCAAACGCCTGTATTGTTATCATTCGCCGACGGTTTCAACGATTACGGCGCGGTTGATTATATCCAAACGATTAACCGTAAACAAAGCGTATGGAGTTTACCGGCTAATAGTACATCGTATTTATACGTTGAACGCTCAGCATCTGGCGGCCTAACCTATGGCAGTACAACACTCGAGCCAATGCGCCAGCCAAATGCACCAGCAGCGGCAACGGATAAAATGTATTACAATACCACAAACGAAAAAATGTATGTGTATACTGGCACGTATTGGAAAGCTATATTGCGCGTAGTGGTAGCGGTTGCCGTTACAGATGCAACACGTGTAAAGTCAATCAAGTATTATGATCCATACTTAAACACCGCAACAGATGCCGTAATTGGCACACGTACGGTTGACGGTAAAGCGTATGCATTAACGGATATTCTTAATCAAATGGCGGAAGCTATTAAAAAGATTGCTGGTGATGCTAACTTCACAAATAACCCAAGCCGTACATTAAAAACTATTACGGATACAGTAAACGGTTTAAGTAGTGTATATTATCGTAGAACCGATACAGTAGCCGAAGCAGCGCATGCAGCACGTGCAGATGTAGCAACACGGGCAACAACTGCCGATAATGCTACAAACGTTGCGACGTGCGTTAAAAAGGCCGGCGATACCATGACGGGTACGTTAAAGGTTCCGGGCCTTTCCAATAACTCGATTGATTTAGATTATCTTGCTAACAACAAGGCTGGTTATAGTGGCTTTACGTTTGGCGAATTAAATAACTACCGTATATGGGGAACTGCTTATTGGGGTATTGGCGCTATGTTTCCGTGGTATACAAGCCAAGACCGCATATTAGGTACTCAGCTTTATTTTGCTAACAGTAATGCGGCGTTTATTCGTTTTGATACAAACACCAAGGGTATGAACGAATGGCAACGCATAGCAACGTTTGAAAATAACAATACGTTGACATTCCCGAATGGCGCAAAGTTAAAGGTGGAATAATATGCCTAATTTAGTACTAGAATATAACGGCCAAATTTACAGGTTCGGATTAACTGCAAATGCAGCATTGACGAACGGCCAAAATATTAAGGTTCCATTTAATGGAAGCGAACTATACGCACGCATCGGGAATGACAATACACCATTAAAGGTTATTAAAAACGGTAGCACGTATTCGGTACAGTATAGTCCGGTTGCTTTTAATAATATTTATGTAGACAGACCGGCTAGTGATCGCTCAGAATGGCGTAACACATTATTTTTCCCAAGTGGAAATTATCGTATCACAATAGACGGAAGCTCACGAGATAGTCGAGAAATACGCGTTAATGATAGTAGAAACCTTGAAATAGTAATGGATATTATCGGTCAAGGGTATGGCAATCAGCGTTTAAAACTGACTATTAGCGGATATTATGACAGTCAAATACAAGCCGGAAGCAATCGCAATAGATTTAGCATAGAACGAATAGGGGATTAATGATGCAACTTGAAAGCCTTGAAAGCATGATAAAAGACTATGAACGGCGCACGGGCGAACGTATCAGCCTTGAAGGTTTTTATTTCGATGAAAACAACAATTACAAAGATAAATATAACTACTACTTTAAATGGTTCCCTAATGCGGGTTTTCTTTTTTGGACTATCAACGAACATGATGGCGAACGATATTTTACTATCTGGCAAACATACGGCGATATGAAAGTAATAGGAAAATATATTGTTGAAGTAATGAAGATGAATAATCTTGATGTAATTGTAACGGCAACACATCGAAGCGTGCGCGGTTTCATTAAAAAGTGGAATATGGAACGTGTTCCAACTATGGACTATACCTATAATGGGTTTGATTACAAAGTACTTAAAACGGTGCGTAAACACCTTGAAGCGACTTTGTAGAAAGGAAAAGCATGTTTAAATTTGACTTGCAATTATTTGGCGGCGGTAAAAAGTCGAAGGTAAGCAGCATTGATGCAAAACTACCTACGGCAACGGCCGACGAAAAGCAACTATTACAAGGCCAGATGGATTGGATAAATAACACCAATCGAAGCGCCAACACCTTGCAAGGTATGGGCGATGCGGCCTTGAATAACGTGATAACGCCAGAATACGGCAATATGTATAATTCGTATTTGGGCGCTAACCGTGGCAATCAAAATGCAATCGGTGCGTTACAGAACTTAGTAACAACTGTCGGCGCTAAGAATTTAACGGATAACACGCGGTATGCAAATCAGTTAGCGGCCAGCGTTGATAGTATGAACAACGGCGCAAGCCAACTGGCTAACGAATACAACGGCGCTTTGCTGCAAAACCAAAATGCAATGGCTAATATTACAAACGGCCAACTACCTACAGGCTATGCAGATGCTAGACGGCAAGCGTTAAACAATGATTTACAGGCAACTGTAGGCAATGCAGTTTCTGGGTTAGCAAGTCGCGGTATTGTGAACTCATCTATTACAGATAATGCATTAAATGATATTAGCAAGAACGCATCGAATACACTTGCGGCACAATATTCAAACGACTTAGGTCAAGCGGCAGCACTCAACACGCAAGCGCTTAATAATAATTTAAGCGGTATCGGTGCAAAAATGGGGTTATGGGGTAATACCTACAATAACAATCAAAACGGCATTATCAATCAAGCAAATCTAATGAACCAAGGTTATGCAAATCAGATGAATAACGCCGGCACCGCAGCGGGTTTAGTAGGCCAACGCGAAGGGTTAGCGCAAAACCCTATTAATACAGGCGCAACAACACAAAGCGCAGCTATTCAACCGGCCAAAGATTACTACTCTATGAGCCAGTTGAATAACGCGGATCAAGAAGATTTACTTAATAGATTTATGTCATTACGCTATGGACTAGCACAACCAGCACAAACTATGGTTAAGCAAGGTTCTGGCGGTTTCTTTGGAGGGCTTATGAAAGGTTTTTGTTTTGTAGCGGGTACTGAAATTGCAACGCCAGAAGGTGGCAAGGTTATTGAAACATTTGTAAATGGTGATACTGTTATCACGTTGGGTGCGGTTAATGATGTAATTGCATTGCATGATATGGGCGAAAAAGAAACACATCGCCTTGAAACTGTATCTTTTGGCGTAACAACTACGCCTACAGAAAAGGTATTAACTCCGGAAGGCTTGAAATTAGTTAATGAATTGGTAGTTGGCGAAGTTATTATGACGGTTAATGCTTATGAACCTGTTACACTCAGCGAAGCAACTGGCAAAACTGAACACGTATACGAATTGCAATGTACTGGTGATAATCTATTCTATGCTAACGGCATTATGGCGGAAGGCATCAATGAAGATGAATTGAAAGCTATTGCCGAAGCACCGGAAGAAGCACCGGAAGAAACACCGGAAGAAAAGCCAAAAAAGAAAACTACAAAGAAATCTAACAAATCTGATGAACCAGTAGACGAAGAAAGCGAAGATAACAAGAAAGTAGAGGAATAACACAATGGGCGTAATCTACGTTAAAGATTTTGAACCATGGGCGGCATTGGGTGAATTAGCCGGTCAATATTTCTCACACCGTTTAGGGGCATTGCAAAATAATAAAATGGCTAAAGGCTATCAAGCAATGTTAGGCGGTGGCGGTGGTGGCGGGGAACAAGACCCGAACACTCCGCAAATTGTGGATAATAATAACCGCATGGCTGGAATGGGTATGCAACAACCTAATAGCGCCGGCCAAATTAACCAGTTGTTATCTAATTCCAATAACACATTTGCCAATAACTTGATGCAAAAGAATAATATCGGATTATGGGGCGGTCAAAATCCAGCCGCACCAGCGCAACCGATGCAAGCTAACACAGATGCGCCAAGTAATCCGGTTACGGATCAGCGCTTTAATGCTTATATGAATGAGCCAAGCCCTATGATGCAACAACAATTAAAAGCACAGGCAGCACAGGCACCTCAAATGCCAGCGCAACCGCAACAAAACACGGGGTTATGGAATTTTCAAAATCTAAATAATACTGGTATTAATACAGGATTACCGCAAACATACCAAGAAATGATGCAACAACGACAAAACGCACCTTTTCATGGGGCGCCCAATTCGGCCGTAAATGGTAACGCCGATGCGGATAAAGCGCCGGGCCAATACTCTATACCAGATAAAGCAAGCGTAACAAGCGAAGCACGTAAACAACTAGGGGCGAATACACTCGCCCTAGTTAAAGCCGGTTTTGATTTTAAGACGGCGCAAGGTTTAGCCAGCGAACAATATCAAACTGATGTTAATAATATGTACACGCAGCAAGTCAACGAATATCAAGAAAAAGTGCTTGAACCAATGCGCCAGCAAATCATGAATAATCTTGTATTCACGCAAGATAAAGACGGCAACCCGGTTGTAGATACATACAACACAAAACGGGTTAAAGGGTTAGCGCCAGCCGTTGCAAGATACAATTATCTAGCAAGTAAGGTAGGCGCTGGCACCATTGATATGAATAACTTGAATTCTATTGCGGCGCTTGATAAACCGGATTATAAATTTAGTAGTGCGCAAAACGGCCATATTGTACGCTACAACATGGGCGACGGTACTATTCAAGATATGGGCGGTTATGGCAAGGTTGAAACAAAACAATTTGCGAACGGTCAAGTTATCGTTATGACACCAGACGGCCAAATGAAAAATATCGGTAATTTCGGCGCTAAAAATATCAAGGTTATGCCAGACGGTAAAACGTATATTGTTGGCACAGACGGCAGCATGAAATATGTAGGTACTCACGTTAAACCGCCAACGGCTACACAAACAGGCACAAGCGGATACAATGCGCAAGTATTAAGAACTTTATCCGCCCAGCATACTGCATGGGTAAAAGCTAACCCGGATAAGGCAGAAAACGAAAGTCCTTATTACGGGCAATTACAAAGCGCATTAAGCGGTGCGCCTACTGCTGGCGGTGCTGGTGCTGGCACGCCAACGGTTAAACGTCAGCCGACATATTCCAGCGAAGAACAAGCAGCAATTTCCAAGCGAATGAACGAACTATCAGCGCAAGGCTGGAGTGATGATCAGATAGCGGCGGAACTTGATTCGGCCGGATACGGTCAATATAAATCGTGGTTAAAATCTTATTAATAAAAGGGGTAGACTATGGGTGCGTTTGATGATATTACAAGCCAATACGGCAAGGCAGCTGGAAACGGTAACGCCTTTGAAGATATAACAACCGAATACGGTTATGACGTAGGCAACGCGCCCAAGCCTACGTTTTGGGATAGCGTTAAAAATAATGCCGAATACGTTGCTAATGGCGTAAAGAATAATATCGAATGGATTGATAAAACCGGCAAAGAAATTAATGACAATGTAGGTAATACGTTAATAAACTGGAAAAATGATGTAGTAAAT